AGGTATTGATGAATTTACTTTGAGCGAAACAAATAATTCATTAACTTTGTTGGACATTTTTGCATTTAGTGACCCACAAAGGATTGAAAAACTTGACAAGTTATTAGATTTATTAAATGAAAAAAACATAAGTTATGAAGTCTCTGACAAAAAAGCAATTAACTCAAGATATATTGGAAAAGAGAGCCGGAAGCAAATTCTTTCAGATGGTAGACAAGGCTCCTTACAACAACAACAAGAAGGGACAAGCCTTCGTGAAAAAATCCTCCTCGCAATAAACCGTGATGCCGAGAACGAGGGAGTAACCACAGAAGAATATACACAGGTAGAAGATACTGATACCAACATGAATACCAACGACTTGATAGACAAGTATGTGGGTATGGATGATGTGGGTAAATTTCTACAATTCCTTAATAAGAGTTTCCCATTCGTTCAGTTTTCTGTAAATCAAGAAACATTTAATAAGATGTTGGCTAGTCCTGACGTTACACCTTACGTCAAAAACGGACAGGTAATATATGGTATGACCAAAGATGGTAAGATATTTATCAATCCTGAAGTTCATAAATCTAAAAGCGATTTATTTAATACTGCCATACACGAGATGGGACACGTATGGATAGAGAATTTAAAACTGCAAGGCAAAGAGATATATAATAAAGGTGCAGCTTTGATAAAACAAACTGCTCTTTATAGAAGAAACTTGAAAAAGTTTGACGGGGACGTCACTAAAGCAGTGGATGAAACTATGGCAACTCTTATTGGTAATAAAGGAGAGACCGTAGTAAACGAATCGTTAAAAGGAAAAATAAAAAATTGGTTAGATTCTGTATGGACCTTTGTAAAGAACACCTTCAAGCTATCAGAGGACCTATCACCACAAGAAATACAAAACCTTACATTAGACGAGTTCTTAGGTACCGCCGTTGCTGATATTCTTTCAGGTAAGCCTGTTAAAATTGATGACAAACAACTAAATACACTGACTGAAAACTTATCAGAGACTATGTTTAGAGCAGATGAAACTGTTTCTGATATAGTTCGTATCGGTAGAGAGAACGCATTTTCTGACGCATCTATACGTGAAGTATTAAAAGGCAGAGGTTTTAGCGCTGATATAATCAACGAGGCGATGACTTATGATGTTGATGGCACCACAAGTATGCCAACAGAGTTTAGTCGTGTAGAGGGTGGTATATTAAAGGCAGCAAAACTTTTTAATGAAGTGAATCAAAAGCTGCAAGACTTTTCAATGAAAGCAGGTAAAAGAATAAAAACCTTTTCAGAGATAAGACAAAAAGCTCAAGAGTTATTAAAAGCCAACCCTATCTTCCAAGAACAAAACGAACAAGTTCAACAAGAACTACAGATAGGTTTTGACAGAAGCCTTGGATATAGAGGTAATCCTGAAGTTCAACAAGAGATTAGTAATATACGAGCAAACCTAAAACAACAAAACGTAGGGGCAACTAATCTTAATAACCTAAAGATACAGTTAAAGAATTTTATTAGAGCAAGTTTACCTCCATCAAAAAAATATAGTCAAGCAAAGATTAATAGGCTTATTGCATCTGTAACTAATCTAAAAAAACCTGAACAGTTTAGAGCCGCTCAAGAAAAAGTAATGAAGATAGTGGATGAGCAACGTGCTATTATCAAAAGAGACACTCTTGCAGAGATATATAAAATAGTCAGTGCCAAAAGTGCGTTTAGATTACAGTCTAAAAAACGAAGACCTAAAGGTGTAGATGCTTTAACTCAAGTAGTATTTGATAACATCAAAGAAGTTTTAAAAGCAGTAATGATTAAAAACCCTGAAAAGCGTTCTGAAGCTATTAAAAGAATATCTGATTATCTTTTATCAAATCAACAGACTATATTTGAGGCTTCACAAAAAGTTCTTAATAATGAGGAACTAACCTTAAAAGAAGAAAGTTTATTGCAGTTGCAATTAGCGTATGACCAATATGCAGATTTAGCTGAAGGTAACTTAGAACAAGCACAAGCGGTTCTAACAGATATAAAAAACATAAAAGCCGAAGGCATCCTTAAATTTAACACAAGACGTTTGCAAAAAGCCGCAGAAGCAGCACAAAGAGCTGAGGAAGTTAATAATCAAATTAAAGAGACCAACCCTGATTTGTTTAGAAAAGATGAAGACGGAAACCTTACTGAAGAAACTAAAACAAGAGAAGAAATTGAACAGGAACTAGAAGACATAAAACAAGGGTTTTTGAAAGCAGGTATTATGAAGGCTTATAATACTGTTGTGAAAGGAATCTTTGGTAGAGGGGATAAGTTTACAAAGAGTTTTAAAAATTTTATAACTCACATGGGAACTGTCACCAATTTCTTAGACAATAAAGCAAAAGGATTGACTGTTTTTACTGACAAAGTTTATAAAAAACTAAACAGAGCGTCAGAGGTTGTTTTACAAAACAAAAGAACTATGCAAAGAAAGTTAAATGACTTTGCCGTAGATTCAGGATTTAAAAGTTTACTTGATTTCGAAGGAAAACTAAACACAAGACTTGGTATTAATAAATTAAGTGGAAAACCTAACGTAAAAAAACTAACTCTAAATGTTATAGATAAAAACAATCAGCCCACAGGTCGAAAAAAAACTGTAACTCTCAATGCTAATAACTTATTAAGGGTGTATGCTTTAAGCAAAAATGAAATACAGAGAAAGAAACTTGAAAATATGGGCATTACTGATGAGGTATTAGCTGAAATAAAAAATGAATTAGGTCCTGAGCTTACTTCTTTTGCAGATAAGATTGTTAATTATTTTAGTACAGAATATTTTAACGAAGTAAATGCGGTGTATAAACAAGCTAACGGAATCAATTTAGGGTTTGTTGAGAACTATTTCCCAACTAAAACAGAAAGAACTAAAGTTGACGGGAAACTATTAGAAAACGGAGACTTTAATGGTATATTCTCATCAGAAACTGCACCTGCATTTAAAGAGCGTACAGATAATTTTAGTCCGATAATATTGAAAGCTGCAGGTTTTATAGACACAATGCAAAACCACGTGGATACTATGGAAACATATAAAGCCATGGCTATACCTGTGCAAGAACTAAATCAATTTTTTAATATACCATCCGTTGATTTGTTGCTTGATGTAACAGGAATGAAAGCATTACTAAAAACATTAGTAAATGCTACTGTAAACCCGCAATCTGCAGCAAGTGCCGCAGGTGTAGATGCATCAGGAAACTTTATGCAAAAAGTAGCAAACAAATTTACAGGCTTTGCATTAGCGTTTAAAGCAATTCAAATTCTAAAACAAGCAACCTCTTTTGTAAATGCATTTTCACAATATAATTATTTCAAAGCCGACAGTGCAATACCTAAAGCAGTAAGAGGTCCTTTTGAGTTGGCTATGTTTATTACAGATGCCGCAGGTGTTTTATTTGGTGTTCTTCCTGATTTAGTTGGACGTAAAGGAGTTATTGCAAAAGCAAGAGAAATGTCTGCAACCTTTGACCAAAGGATTAGGGAAGGATTGGAAGGCGATATTTATGGGCTTGAAGCCGGTTCTATTACGCAAAAACAAGTAGGTGAAGGTGTCGGAGGTCGATTGCAAAAAATTAGAAAAGGTTTTAAAAGAGTGGCAGCTAGTCCTACAATATTAGGAGATATTTTAGGAGTAATGGGTTACTATATAAATTACAAACGTAATATAGCCAACGGCATGAGTGAAGCACAGGCATTGGAAGAGTTCAATGATTATAATGCTACACAACAAACAAGAAGAGGTACGGAAAAAATACTATTACAATTACAAGGAGACTTTGCGTCTCGTGCTTTTACTATGTTTGGTAGTACATTATTCTTGCAGATTAATAAGGTAATGCAAAGTACAAACAATTTAAGTAAAAGTTTTTTAGCAGGTTTTGAAGCAGAAGGAAATACACTTAAAAAAACGGCTCGTGGTACGAAACAATTATTAGAAGACAAGCAAAACGTAAGAGACTTCTATCTAAACTTTGCAGTAGCCAATGTATTGTTTGTGGGTGTATCAAACATAGCGTTGCTTACAAGAGGTGATGATGATGATAAAGATGCTTTTGTTAGAAAAATAACAGATGCAATGTTAGGATTAAACTTATTGTATCAAATTCCACTAATAGGTGCGGCAGCAGAAACCGGAATAAATAGGTTTAGAGGAGAAGGGTATAAGCCTGTTGATGACGTAGTGAATCCATTTACTTCCATTTTAAGTAAAATAGGAAGACAATATAGAGAAGCACAAGAGGTAGACGGGTCAGTAGCAAGAAAGGTTTTAGCAGCAGTAACACCACTTGTAGAGCTTTATATGGGTGCACAGGTTGACCCGTTTGTTGGGCTGATAAACGCAATTGAGGATGGGGTGTTTGGCAATACCTCACAAGAAGAGTTTTATGAAAACATATATGACTTCCTAGGTATTACACCTTCATACAGACCGGGTTTTGGACAAAGAGGTTCTTCAGTAGAGGGTATTATTCCACAAGGCGGTATCAAAACAAAGACTGATTTAAAAAGATATGACCCTGAGTTGTATGAAATGAAGTATGGAGAGAAAGACAGAATTAGAAAAGAACAAAGAGAGCAAAGAAAACAAATGCTCGAAGACATGGGTTATAAAGAAATCAACGGCAAGTTGTATCCAATAGACTAATATTTAAAATATCTAAACGTCTTTTGTTTAGGATAATATAACATAAGCTCTTCGTCATTATAAGCTCCTCTGCGGGGCTTTCTCCCTCCCCAACGTACTTCGCCCTTGATTTCTGATGGAAGTCCGTATATGATGCCATCATCACAAGCCCATATAATTACAGGGTTTAACCTTTTGTCACACAACTTAACTATTTTTCTTGCGGCAACCGGTAGTGGATATGCTTCTGCTATGTTTCTGTACCTACCTTTTACCTCTACGTAAGATATAAGTTTGCCATTTTCATCAAAGACTCTGTAGTCTACGTCGTTTTCTCCAAGTTTTTTATAAGTTCCTTTAAACCTGCTTACAAACTTTTCGATTGCTTTTTTTTCTCTTTTTAAATCTTTATTAGATTCGAATCTCATTTAACTATGAATTTCTGTATGACAACGTGAGCACAAGATAACACATTTATCTATTTCTTTTTTAATTTTTTTTATCGCCATCCCTCTAGCTGCTGCTTCTCCCACTGCGAACTCTTTATTGTTCTGAGGGTGATGAAACTCTAAAGCCGTTATGGTGAAATTAGGGTGAGTTTCTTTTGAATATCCGCACAAAGCACAAGCACAATTTCTTTTATATTGTTTTAGCCACGCTCTAATGTTGTGGCGTCTGTCTTTTTTGGTTTGAGTAACACAACTTTTACATCTACGATTAGGAATATTTCTACCTGATTTTGTTATTTTTCCTGTGAGGTAGTAGTCTGATGTGTGTTTTTTTTTCTTGCAACTTGTACAAACCTTATAAGTCATCTTCTAAAGAGTCATGAAGGTTTTTTAAATCTTCAATTAATATTTTGACTTCTTGTTTGGCTTGGTCTGTTTCTTTGTCGGCAAGTGCTTCGTATAGATTTGTCAGTCGGTTATGTAATCCATCCATTAGATAGTTGATGTGTTTTATTCTTTCTGCATCTATGGATGATATGCCTACCACTTATTCTATATGTTTTTCATTATCCATAGCATTAAGAAACTCTGAACCTATGCGTGGATTTATTTTTTTTATATGTCTGTAAATTTTTCGTGAATTGATTTTGACCTGTTCCCGGTCTTTTTTATTTGAGTCTGTACCTAAATTAGCATACATATTGCAATCAATACGTAAAAGCTCATCTATTTTTTTCTTTTCATTCCAAGACGAAAATTGAATTATTTTATCTATATCCTGAATGCTATACACCATTTATAATATGTGTTAGTTTTGAGTTAATTTTATTTAATTGGTCTAAACTGAGGTGTCTTCTTTCAAGAATTTCAATAGTGTCGCTAAATTTGTTTCTTGAATTTAGACGATTGTTCAACCGTTCTACTTCCAAAGTTAAACTTTTATTTTCGTTTTCCAAATATTTAACGCTTTTAAATAATTCTTTTCTACTATAAGACTCGTGTGCATCTAAATTGCTTTCATTGAAAAACATTTCTTTTATCAGATAGTATTCCTCTCTCAGTTGCTTTTCTGTCACCCATAAATCACCAAACTGTTTTAGTCCGTGCAGGACAGTAGCGTGATTTTTACCTAAACTTTTTCCGATTGCACTACATCCAAACTTTAACTCGTTTAGAATTTTATAATAAATCATTCTCCCGTTTACAGTTTCTCTTTTTCTGCAAGATGTTTTAATATCTATGTTAAGAGATTGGTCTATAATTTTAGCGAGGACATGAAACGTTCTGTTTGTTTTTATTAGTGATTGCATTTGATTTAGATTTAAGTGTGTTTTTTTCTATTATATAATCAAGGTAATCGTCTACCTCAATAGTTACTACGTCGAGAAAGAATGGGGGCTCATCCTCTTGGTTTAAATATTCAACTTCGAAATATACAGGTGGTTTAAAGTCTTTGCATACACCACCTACGGTCTGTGACCATCCATTTTTTTGCGGTAGTGAATCGTACGATGAGTTTACTTGTGCTGCTATTTCTATGCCAACAAGCCGTGGAAACTCTTTAAGTTGAGTTACAAACCAATCGTCTACTTCATAATATAAATCAATCGCCTCTATATATCTCTGTTTCAAAGCCATATTCATTAAGTTCTTTAATTCTAAACTCTTGTAGCTTAGAGGTTTTACCTTTGGGTTTTTTAATTTCACTGAAAAGAACGTTAGCTTTTGGAGGAATGGCTATTAAGTCCGGTATTCCATTCTTGTTTGTGTTGATTAACTTTATAACGTAGTAACCTTCACTTTCAAGTTGCTTTATTCTTTTCTTTTGTATCTCTTGTTCGGTCATCTTTTAAACTGTTTCGGTAATCTAAAATGAAACCTACTATTACTATTAAGTTCATTCCTACTGACGCAAATATTTCTTTTAAATCAGCATAAACATTTAATGTCAGATGTATGTGTCCAACAATCCAAAAGGGTATAGCGAGGTTTTGACTCACCCAAATGATAAAAAAGATAATAAACTTTTTCATCTTTACAAAGTTAATAAATCTCTTTTAAAATGTCGGACCGTATAGTCTTTCTTCTTAATGACTGTCTTGTAAATATCTTTTTCAATTCCATCTTCAGAAAACACCCAATAAATTTTACTATGTCGTCTATCTTTAGTTGTCATTCGGTCCCTGCTTTGCCAATAAGATGTTGCAGAAAAATCTATATTGTAATAAACAATAGCTTCAGCTTCTTTTAAACTAATACCTTCCCTTCCACTAACTATTTGTAATGCAATACATTTGTCTGTGTTACAGAACTCCTCTACTGTGTTACAAAGTGTGTCTTCAAAGACACTCTTTAGTGCTTTGTATTCTTGTCTAAATTTATAAAATATTGCAATCTTTTTGTTTTTGAAATGTTCTTTGATGAATATAGCTTTAGAGTCGTCAAGGACAAGTGCGTTACCGCTTTCGCAAATAATAGTTCCGGAATACATTTGATGTAGTTTCTGCATCATTTTAGCAGGTGTATCTGCAAGTATAGTATCTCCTACACCGGTAATTACTTTATACTTGCTTAATTGTTTTGTAAGCTCGTATGTCAAGGGCTTCATCTTTACATTTAATATTTCCTCGTCTATTTGGTTTACAAATCCGGCTTCTTTTTGAGTGAAGCTAATTGTATATGGTTTCATTTCATATAGTATATTCAATGTTCCTTTAGAGTAATCGTTGATGTATACAGAGTTGATGATTTTCTGAGTGACCTTAACATAATCCTTAGCAAACTTGTAAAAGCTCACATAGTTTTTAAAAGGATTTGTAGGAATCCCATACACCTGATGATACAATTGACTGTAACTCTCAGGTGTGGGTGTTCCCGACATCAAACAAACATAAGGGTTATTATTAGTAGAGATTAAATTTTTAATATCTTTTGCTCTTTTACTTGGCTTTGGGAAAGCACCTAGTGAGTGCGCCTCGTCTATTACTAGATAATCAAACCTATTACTTGGTCTACTTTTTACTTTATGAAGTGACTCATAATTTATAACTGTAATTTCAAAGCTCGGATTTAGTAGTTTGTAATCGTGTTCAATAGAACTTATCGCTTTCTTTTTTGTTACAAACAAAACGTTTTTACACCCAAGCTCCTCGGCTATACCCATGCTTGTCAATGTCTTACCCGTTCTTACTTCCATAGATAAGTATACGAATTTATGTTTCGCACATATCTCTACTCCTTTTTTTATTATTGTTGTTTGGTATACTCTGAAGGTGAACATAGTTGTTTATAGTGTTTGATTGAATAATTTATATTGTCTCTTACCTCGTCGTCTGAATCCGTTTGATAAACAAATTCTTCTTTAGTGTATGCTTTCTTTCCCCTGCCTATCTTTACTGTCTTTGTTTTATTCATAACTTTAAACAGTATTTCCATCTGCTTTAGACGTTCACAGTCATTCCATCCTGAAGTCTTTCCCAATAGTTTTGCCATCGTTTATTAAATTATATACTTGTTTACATCTTTCATAATCTTCTATTTCTGTAAAATATTCTAGCATTTGTTGAAGTGTCTTTAAAGACACGGTCTTTTCAGGATTAAAGACAAACCAACCCTCACCTTGCATAATCAATTCTTCAATGGTCACATCACCATTAAAGACGTTTAAAGTATTTATCATTGCTCGGTTTATTTCACACATTTAATCTTGATTGAGAGTTCACTTCATCTGCTCTTTTTAATCTCATCCATTTTCCGGAGTGGTCTCTACCTTCCTCGGGTGAACTACCGGTTTTAAATACCGCATAGGCAACCATCCATTTGTTGAATCTAATTCTACTAATTGTTAGTTTTGCTTTAGGACCGTAGTCAGGATAGTGTTCAATAAAATCTATGTATGCGTTTTGTAAACTAATCCTAACGTCTGTTCGTAGCACATCACTAGGTTCACTACCGTTAATCAAGCCACACCATTCTATAAAGTCGTGGCAAGTTTCAGCAGATAACTGTCTCTTTTTTAGATTTACAAATTTGCTTTGGACCAATCCTGTGTTGAGGTATCCCTGTAAACAGTTTATCATATAGTTATCAAAGGCACACCACTCATCATCATTCCAATCTCCAAAGAATAATTTTTTAAATTCATCTACGGGAGTATGGTTTTTATTATAATGCTGATGAAGTTCTAGTTCCCACTTACGTCTTGCAAAGGAATTACCACTGCCTTTTATTGCGTAGTTAGTTGTAATAGCTATCTTGGGAGACTTGCTAAAAGGTATTTTTATTGCGTCTTTATTTTTCTTTTCCAACGTCATACCTTCTGTTACTACACTAAACAGTCTTTCAAAGTCAAAGTGTTTCTTTACATCATCGAAAACAAGTATCTGAGTATCGGCTGATACAAGCTGATAAGCAAAAGACCTTTCGAATGCAAATGCTTTTCCGTCTATGGTAACTACTTTTTTCATTTGACTGAGCGCATTCATAAAAATTCCTTTACCCGTACCACCCTCGGGGTTGTCTGATATTACCTCATCATTCAGAATTACTGCCGGGCAATAAGATAAGTTTTTGTGACCGTGCATCATAAAACCTATCGTACTCTCCATTGATTTAACTCTGTCTTCTTCTCCTTTACAAATGTTACTAACAAATTTTTTGTAGTCTGTGTTGTCTTCACAAGAAGTAAAGTTTCTATTTATCACGTGGTCTTTCCAAACGTAGCCTCCTAAGTCTATGTAATCTATAATGGTTTGTTCTTTAGGTGTAATCTTTACCGCACAGTTTCTGAAATATAAATAAGAAGTATCCTTATTATCTTCTATAAAATAAATATCTATTGTAGAAAGTAATGTCAAAAACTCTTCTCTAAAAAATCTTGTTTGGTCTGCAAAGTAATTATATATACTTAGGTCATCAATCTCAAGGAGGTAGTTTAGAATAAAGTCTTTAATACTTTTCTCATCAGTGTGGTCTATCAAGTTGTTAGTCACTTTGACAAACACATAATTCTTTCCACCTTCGGGACAATACTTATAGAATCCGTTGTCTTCCAAAAACTGCTTGAACAACACGTGAATAATTTTAATAGTTCCCTTATCGTTTTTTGTCCAAAACTGTGTCTCTTGTGCTTCTTCGTCTATACGTGTGAGGACTGCATCTATTACGTCGCTCTCCAATTGACTGTCCTCTAGTTGGGAGCGAATCTCTTTTTTTGATGAGCCTCTTTTAAGTTTTATCTTTAAATTATTTACACGGTCTTCATCTTCATAATATTTACTACCAAAATTTTGCGTGTTGGAATACGCACTGTCAATAGTTCTGTTTATTTCTGCTTCGTTAAAGTCTGATGTTTGATAGTTAGATAATATGTATCCTGCTAACGATTTGTTTATTCCAAAATCATTAAAGGCTGATGCTAACACATAACAGTTGTGATTTCTTTGTCCTTCAACCATTGGATATTTTTTATTCCACCAATGAATAAGTATATCTACGATTTTGTTTTCGTCTGTTATAGGAATGGTTGGAACGTCTCTGTATTGGTGCTTCTCTTGATATTCTTTCTCTTCTATCTTGTCCCATACAGATGAGTTAGGGTTGTGGTAAATTAGTGGGTCATAACTTTCATAACAAACACGTGATAAGTTTTTGCACGTAACGTCAAACTTATCATTATTGAAATGTTTATTTAAGCTATTGAAGTAATTAACGTGATTGTCTACGTCTTGTGGTATCTTCACTAACACTTTCAATCCTTTACCGCTTGGAGAAATAAAAACTGAAAAGGTATAAGGAGACTTAGTTATGTTTTCTTTGTCTTGTAATAGTTCCTTGCTTTTCTCGTATCCGTCAAAGTCCAAACAGATTAGTCCTGAATGCTCTTGGATGGAGTTGTCATTTCTTTTTATAAACTTACCTGAAAAACAAATGGCGGGTAAATTCTTTTTTAATTCGTTGCGTTCTGCTTTGCGTTGCTCTAGTCTGATACGTTTTACAAGTTCCTTAGATGCTCCGTCTTTAATGCGTTCTAATATATGGTCCACTTGTCTGTAAAATGGTGTGTCTGTTTCTTTAATGTTTCGGAATATAGTAATGTCTGATGTCATAATTTAGATGTTTGTGCTTTACTTGTGCTTACTTTATGCTTTCTTTCTGTCTGATTTTCAATGAGTTGCTTACTTTGTTTACTTTTTTCTCTTGTATTAAAAAATAAAATAATAAATAATAAATATAATTAAGAGATTGTAGCGGACAAAAGTCAGCAGAGTTGGGTCAAAAAAAGGGGAGACTTTCATCCCCCCTGAAAATGAATAACTCTAATTTAAAAAGGTAGTCCGTCCCCTTCAACCGGAGTTGCAACGGGTTCTGCCTTTTTGTTTTCGGGTGTCCATGTATCAAGTTCCATGTATGGATTACCACTCTTGGCATACTTGATGTTCATATTTATCCACCCATTTTTTTGATGCTTCTTCATAAACGAAACTGCATCGTCACATTTTACCGATACTCTACCGACAACAAAGTCGGGAGCATTTTCTTGTCTTTTAAACGAGAATCCGTCGGCAAATATTTTCTCGTCGTTATTATTAGCTTGTGCCATTATATAATTATTATGTTTTGTTCCAATAGTTTTTTTGTTGCGGAGATTATACTTCTTTTCTCGGCACGAGTCTCACAAGTCATTGGAACTTCCACTATGTGAACACGTTTCTTTTTTGTTAGCCGTGTCTTTAAAGACACGAGCAATTGTTTAAACTTCTTCATTAAAATAAAATTGGTTAATATCTTCTGTGGGATTGTCTCCAAAGAATGTTCGGTAAACCTCTACTGCTTTTTCTACTTTTCGTTTACCTCTTTCTAAACTTTCATCACTAACAGTGAATGCACCCATCATCAAACTCGTCTTGTCTATAACGAGAAACATCATTGGCTTACCAAATAATGATTGATAAATAAATGCTTGACTGTCGTAATTATACTTACGACTATTCCATTTAAAATCTGAAATGGAACTTGTAGTTTTAAGGTCATATAAAAAATCTTTGCCGACGATGTCAGCCTTTCCTTTCCATACTTCTCCGCATATTTCTTTTACTGCGGGAACTTCAAACTTATTGTCGTCTGAATATATCCAATCAAAAAAATCAAGATTAGTTTTCATTGCCTCAACCCAAAACTCTACTTCTCTTTTTTCTTTTAAAAGCAAAGCAAAGTCTCTAGGTCTTGAACTGTTCGCAGATAACTCTGCTACATACTCTTTATACTTTTTAGTGTTACGTGAAGCAACATCAATAAAGTCCCATTCCATTGCCTTCTCAGGCTCTAAAAAAAGTTGATGGAAGTATCTGCCCATAGCAAATGCTTTGCTATCTTCTCTCTTGGCTCCAAATTCTTTAGGGTTAGAGAGTAGTGTCCCTATGTCTGAATTAGAAAGGAACTGTCTACCAATACCGTTATAGTATTCGTTGTCGTTTTTTAGCTGATTGATTATCTCTTGTGTCATATTATAAAAGTTTAGCGATTTCTGATTTGACTTTTGGAGTAACAGTGTACTTGGTCTCTAAGGTATTAACAAGACTGTCTATGCCTTTGCTTTTGTTGGCTTCAATCCACTTCTGTGCTTTGACCCAATTAGCAGTACCCATTTTTAGTGATGGTTTCTTTGGTGTCTTTGAAGACACACCTGAATTAGCAATAGCATTAGATACTTCCTCTGCTGAGGCAACTGATGTGTCGAGACCTATACCAAAGTTTGCTAAGGCTCTGCCCCAAGCTGAGGTCTCGCAGTTCTCTACATACGAGGTCTTGTTTATAAACGTGCTGCCTTTTATCTCTTCGGCAACTCCACAAGAAATTATTTGTCCCGCTTCGTTCATAATCCTTGCCATTATTAAGATTGAATTATCTGTCTTGTCAAGAACTTCTGATGTTAGTGAATAGTTTGGAAAGTTTTTTCTGAAATAAATAAGTCTTTCATTTACTTCAACATACTCTTTACCTTTGATGTTGACTGTTTTTAATTTTGCCATTTGATATTTGATTTAATTTATATTTAATTTTACTGTATCTTTTTAAGACACTTTCTCTTGAGGCTTTAAGTGACTGAATTTGTTTCGGGTTTTTTCTGCCGTTAACTTCGGTCTTTATACTCTGCTCAATCCTATCAAGTTTTATACGATAGTTAGACAAAGATAATTCATAGACACCAATTCTCCAACCTTTTATTAAAAAAGTTTCATATATATCTGCCGGAACTTCTTTGTAATATTCGCCACCCATCGTTGTAGATTGAATTAAAACCTCCTCGCTTTCATTATCCATAGATATTTTACAACCGAATAAAATTTTACCTACGTATCCGTCTCCGCTTACGTCGACTGCGTAGTTATCTTCTATTGCTTGTTGCATAATATCTTGTGGTGAATAATTAAGCAAGTTGATTGAAGGTGAGTTCATAATCGTTATCCTCAGTTACTTTTTCTTTCACTTGCTCAATGCCGTGAATGATTGTTGAATGTCCCACTTGATAACCGTTGGAACCCATATACTCTTGGATATAACGTATCTGCATAGGTCTCTTATAACATAAGAAATATAGTAGATGCCTGGCATCTACTATATCTCTGCGTTTTGATTTTGTAAATAACTCTGATGGAGTTAAGTTGAATAGGTCACAAACTTTTGTTACGTATTCATCGAATGCTTTTTCTTTCATTGAATTTTATTTATGTTGCCAAAGATTCTTCCAAACGTTTCAAACAAATCGTCTAGTTCTTCTTTAGCGGATTTAACATTATTAATTTTGCTTTTGTTATTAAGCTGACCCATCCACATTTCATATCTATATTCGTCGTCGATGTGGTCCTGATTTTGTTCACGCATTTCGTGAAACATTTTTTTTGACTGTGCCATTTGATTTGATTTTTGATTAAGTAAATATAACGATTGTCTATTTATTGTGCAAATTTTTTTAGTAAAATAAAATAGGGAATGTTCTTTTCTCATTCTTTTTAGCAATGAGTTTTTCTTTTATTATTTCGTCTTGCTTTCTTAGTTGCACCTTTAACAAAATAAGGTATCCAATCAAGTCGGATACCGTATCTTCTGTTAGGTCTGTTATGCCCTTGGTTTTTATCCTAGATAGTTTGTCGTCTATCCTTGCACACAATCCCTCGACTGCCTCTAGTTTGCTGAAGATTTGCGGGGGGTTGTTAGCGGTGTCGCCATAAGCCTTGTTCTTTTCAAGTAAAAGATTTATGATTTTATTTGCCTCGTCTTTAATTAGTTCTGTTGTGTCCATTATGATACTTCTGATAAATAAAATTCATATAACTTTTTTTCTACTTCCTCCACGTCTTTACTTTTGTGAATGTCTTGACCAATTTGAACTGACCACTCACTATTTTTGTTGCACTCAATAATCGTACAACCAATGTAAACAATAATAGTTGCAGTGTCGTCTAATAATTGATGACCGCAAAAGTTTCCGTTGTCTTTTTCATAATCTTGTCTGCTATAAATAGTACCCGTGTCTTTAAAGACACTAAATGTCAATGGCTTCTCTTTGTCTGCCATGCGTTGCAGTCTTTGTATGTATCCCTTGTGTGGGTTTGGTCGCATCTTTTCTGCAGATGCCTCCTTTAAATATATTGCTTTCATTTGATTTAATTTAGTTGCGGTCTCTCCATTCTTTGTGGGTAAAGACAATAGCATTTCCTACTATCATCTTTCCTACAAGTGCAGAGACCTCAATGTTTAAAGGTAGATTTTTTAACAAACCTTCTTCGTCTACCACTACTACCTTGTTATTAGTGTAGACCGGTTCAATATATCCGCCAACCGCTTTTTGCATTTGCTCTAAAGTGTCGGACGGATAGTCGTCAATATGTTGACCGCTTGATTTTATTAGTGTCGCCATATTTTAAATTGTTTTTTCAATTTGAATTAATCTTTTTAATTTATCCTCGTCAGAAATTTTATCCCAATCACTTGGTGCTTCCCAATGTGGTATTAAACTTTTCATTGTAGCAAACACAATTCGCTGCTTGTATTTTACTTTGTCTGCGATTGTGGTGTTTTTGTTTTCGGTCAATTCTCCCATTGCCAAAAAGGTTTTCATAAAGTTAAATGTATTGTCCATTTTATATAGGTTTTGATGTTAGTGATATGTATTTATGTACACGATATGTCGGGACCTTACGTTTTGTTACTACGTCAGTCCATTCGCCCGTGCTTTTGTTTTCAATTACTCTGTGTCCCGTGTCTAGGGAGCGGTATCGTACGTTAGTGTATTCGATTTCCATTTGATTTAAGTTTAACGTTTGTCTAAAGATAGTGTATTTAAAATTACTTTCCAAATTTTATGTCAGATAATTTTACCCACCAATATCCGTCTTTTATTTCTTTATCTGCTTTGCTCCACCATTTCGGTTGTGTTTTTTTTGGTTTTGATTCTTCTAGGTGTCTTACAAGCATTTCTAAGCCCATTCTTACTCCTTTGTGTTCTGCTGCTGAGTGGCTATCGTTTACCCATTCATCATCAGCTTTGATGTCGTCTGCGATTCTTTTTATTTGTTCTATTGTTATCATTTGATTATTTTTTTAGTTCGTTAATAACATCATTTAATACTTCCGTTGCGTTTGGGTTTGTATCTACATCATCAATATCAATTAAGTGTTGTTTTAGAATTTCTATTTCGTTTATCAGTTCTTGTCTTTTATGTTTCATAATTTTTTATTATAAGATTACCGTTTCTGTCTTTCGACTTCATCAGCAGGAATACACATTCCTGAACGGTAGCCCGTGTCTTTAAAGACACGAGCCTACTTTGGTTAATCTTGGAAACGTAACACTTCTTCTTCCGTGAACCAACCGTCACAACCATTGCAATGATAGTTAGCAAACCCGTCAAACTCTAGGTCGTGATAACAGTCAATGCAAATTGGTTTTTCTTTGCTGCGGTCAAACTCATTATACATATCTATTTGAGTACACACGGGTGCTGCATCTTCAAATTTGTACACGTCCTTTGTTGGTGCGTGATATGTGTGATAGGTGTATTTTGGCTTTGGTCTGTTGTTAAAGTCAGCAATGTGGTTTGACCCGTTCCACTGCGTTCTTGCTCCGTCGTTGAAATACAACCAACACGGGTACTCCTTGCCGTTAACCTCAACGAGTATCTGTCTCCGCTTGTACCACTTCGGATGACCTTCCAAACCGTCCACCTTCTGCAACGTGGTTTCACTGACTTTGAACACGTCAACAACTACGTTGTGACCCTTTCCCTTTTCGGGTATGACATACGGTATACCGTTGCTTATCATAGGGTATTTGTATTTGGTCTTGCCGGTTCCGATGTGCTTTGCATTACGCAAGTAACGGTAATAATTACCGTTACCCTTTCGCAATGTTCCATAGACTGCCATTAGGTTGTCTTGTAGAACGTTGGTCTTTGAATACCAAACCCCGTCTCTCAATGTGTAGAGGTGCTTGTTAAAGATTTGAAACGACCGTGTGCGTGTGTTGATTGCAACGAACCGTGCATCGAACTTGGCAAGTGATTGTTTCCACGTGTGACGTGGTGTTCTGCCCAACTTTATTGCTAGGTCCTCGGTGTCTGTCATATTCTTATTACCGTAACCGTGAACCGTACCGTTCATCATAAACAACTCGTCTTTGTTATGTCCACATACAAACGGGTGTGTGTTTGCTCTGCAAACTTTCCCAACTGTTGCGTATCTAAAGTGAGCGATGTAAGGTCTGTCGTTGTCCAATACTTTGAACTCTTTTGACTTGTGGTACGTGGTCTCGAATGTGTCGAGCCAAACGATGCCCAACCCGTGAGGATTGATTCTTGAAGATGTTTTGAGGATTTCTCTAGGCACAACTTTGCCTTTCTGTTTGATTATAATTATACACATAAAATTAAATTTGTGAGCGGTGTCTTTAAAGACACAGAACTCGATTAACATTAAACAAAGATACGACAAAATTTAGACATAACCAAACTTATTTTTTTGGGTGTCTAGGTTTTTTCTCTCGATGCCTTTGTACTTTTGAGACAAATTTGTATACGCTTTGTCTAGGGCGTGGTACTTGGTATAACCCGCCTCTCTTGAGACGGGCTTTCCTTTGTAGTAAATTGTATAAGACTTTAGCGCTTCCATATTAAAAGTTTTGCAAAAATCTTTTCTTTACTTTTATCTCGTCGCCAACTTTTGCGGTGGCTGCATTACAAAAACAATAATTCTTGTTGATGTAACCTTTGTTGGTTTCATAACTCTCGGTGTGTATTTTTTCAATAACACATTGTGTGGTTTCTTCATTGGACCACGGTCCTACTATTTCATAGATACTCGGATATTTTATCATTGTATTAAATTTAAAGTTTCCGTTTCAACCTTTTGGTATCATCAGACGGGACACGCATCCCGTTACGGGGGGCGGTGTCTTTAAAGACACAACCCCTTAGACTCTGCCTATGCTATTGTTTCTTTCCATAGGTTAACCACCAAAGTGATGACCGCATAATATAGGAACGCAAAGAACGACCCCATAATTAAGCCAAAACTAATTGAACCGATTGTAAGCCCGGGACCCTCGGTTGTTATGATATGCCATAGCAAACGCATAGAGGTAGAAATTACAAACAGTGTGATGATTGATAAAAGTGTGTTTTGAATGATGTTTAAAGTTTTCATTTTTATTATTATTAAATTAAAGTTTCCGTTTCGTTCTTTTGAACTCTTCAGGGCGGACATTCATCCGCCGACGGTAGCAGTTTAGAGACGTGCTAAGGTCTTTTTGTTAACGGTCGTACCCGTTGGTATCTAGCCACTCGGATACCGTCTCGCTCGTCGGTCTAAAGTTTCGTTGGTAGCAGTGTTTAAAACTTCCAAAATTACGGTTACGTCGTGACCACCAACCCTCTAACCACGGAGCGGTGTGCATATTGACTTTGCCCGTTTTCATAAACTTCGCAAAATGTTTTGCCAACTCCAAAACATCATCCACTTTGTCAATGTCCCCGTCGTACATAGAAATTAAAATCGGTTTCAACGTGTTACCGAATTTGTGCAATGTCGCATTGGGTTGGTTTACCGCAAAGTCTAAGAGGTGGTACATAATTTCGTACCGTCTTATGGTTTGTTTCACAGATGTAAAACGTGACGGCAAACGAAATTCGATACCGAACCCCGTATTTTTACAAACCACGTATTTTCGGGAGCCGTTGTAATTTCTTGAATTGACCCCGTCCCTTTCACTGTCAAGCATTTGAGGATTTCCCATACAGTAGCCGTTGTTCAAACGGTGTCGGAATATTGAGAGGATAACGGGAGCAAATTTTCTTACTTTGCTCATTAACTCCGTGCCGCTCATACCGTCAACAGATAAGGTAATGTGACCACCGCAACGACTGTTTGACGGACTGTAATTATCATCAATAATTTTACGTGCTTCGTAAAACATATTAAAAACCTTTGTTCGCCACATACTAGGACCGACAAGCGGTAGTATATGGGTAACCGCTTCATAACCGCCCTGACTTTGAGTAAACCCGCAAGAACTGTCTTTCTCGAACCCACAGAACAACGGGTATTCTTCAACGGCGCCACGGTGTAAACGGTTCTTTTCGAACTCCATACCGATTTTGAAACGGCTTTCGTATTCGTCCCCGTCAATTTTGACGTTCTGACGGTCCACGGCTTTTAACCCGTTGATGTCTATTCGTTCCGCTTTCGAGCGGTCAACCGGATTTGGCTTACAGTGGTAGCCGACAATTTGACCACGTCTTGAGGTGTCCCCCAAAGTTTCAAATTTTATACCGGTGTTAGATAAATTTCTCATTTTGTGTTACGTTTTTTGGTGTCTTTAAAGACACAGAATTATTGATTTAAGTTTTGAACTTCAACAGATATAAGACGGGCTAAATTAACTATCATGTCGCTAATTTCGGTGGTTAAAACAACCTCTCCGCTTTCAGTAATATTTGCATCGTCGGTAACTCTCAAAGAATAACCGCTTTCGCCGTTGATACCGTCTTTCGCTATCGACAAGCTAAACAAAGTTTTCGCTCTCGTTGGTGCTTCGGCTTCCTCGCCGTTTTCTTCCGCTTTCGCAAATTTCAACAGTGCTTCAATGCTTCTTATTGCATCTTCGCCGTTGCTCTCTAATTGGGTGCATTGTCTCTTGAATTTTGAGACGGTTGAGGTTTCAAGTTTACCGGCTTTAACCATCTTGTGACCGAATGATTTTTGCCATCCGTAAACTCTGTTAAAAAATACTTCCGCATTGGTCCACTCGATACCGGCTTCAAGCAATTCGCCTTTTGTTTCCGGCTTCTTGAACCACTCTAGTGATTCACTAACTAACTTCGCTAACTTTAGCGACTTGTCAAATTTCGATTTCTTTGCATCGCTAACTTGACTTTGTAAATTCCAAACAGTTCTGAAATTTACTTCACTTTGTGAGGTCAAAAAATCTGCCTCGATTTGCATTAAATTATTCATTTTCAATGATTTAAGTTTAAATATCGTTGAACACTCGTTGTCCAACAGTTCAAATATAGTTTAATTCTACATACTACCAAAGGTAAAACGGTATTTTTTTACATTTTTTTAAATTTTCTTTTGTTCTCTCTGTTAATCAGTGGTTTAATATCTGTTTGTTCCCTTAGTTTTATAATGGTTTAATTTTGGTCGCTCTGTTGTTCCCTTTAATCTCCGTGTCTTTAAAGACACAAACTCACTTTGTAAGGGATAACGGGGGACGGGAGCCGGTACCGGTAGCGGTTACCGGCGGGAACGGGGGCAAAGGAACGGGGAACGGGGACGAGGTCAACAGGTCACAGGTCACAGGGGCAAAGGGACCACACAAAAAGCCAAAAAAATCAGAACCGCAGCGCAAAAAAGACGACCCCCCCCGACAAAAAAAACCGACCTCCGCAGCAGGGTCCGGCGCCGTGGGGTGGGGGGGACCCAAATACTATATACACCTAACAAAATTTTTACTATCTTTGTATAAACGAAAAACTATAAGTTATGCATTTTAAAATACCACCTTCAATGATGGGTTATGACGTTAAAGACGGAAGACTTATCAATAACGCACCGGAACCTCAAATGGGTATCTCAAAAATGATTGACATGAAAAATTCAATGAAGCGTTATAACAAAGTTCAAATGATAGCAGAAGGTAATGAACTAGCCAAAGCTAACATTGACTTATTCAAGAAATAAAAATACTATAAGTGTCGTAAATTATAGTGATTGATGTTTGATAAAAAGGGGACTCTTCGGAAAGGTGGTCCCTTTTTTTGTACACTTACATTAACCTAATGCTTAGTTAGTGCTTAGTTTGTGCTTACTTTTTTTTTATAACTAACTGATTATCAACATCTTAATTATTAAATGCTTAAAATGCTTAGTTTAAAGCCTCGTATTAATAAAAAACAATAAAGGATAATAAGAGTAGTAGTAGTATAAGAGCACAAAAAGTTAGCATTTGTTTCTAATTTAATTTTGTTACCTTTGCATAACAATTAAATTCAATTTATAATGCAACAAGGATTCAATCCCAAACAACTTCATTTCTCAGATGAAGGGAGAGACAAGTTAATTCAAGGAATAAAACAAATAGCAAACGCAGTAAAGTCCACACTTGGACCTAGAGGTAATACTGTTCTAATAGAATCACCCGAACACTTACACGGTATAACAGTAACTAAAGATGGTGTTACTGTAGCAAAGTCTATTTCATTATTAGACCCGGTAGAAAACCTAGCGGTTAGAATGATGAAAGAAGCTGCAGACAGAACGGCTACCTCAGCAGGTGATGGAACCACAACTGCTATTGTATTAGCAGAAGCTCTAGTGGATGCAGGTACAAAGTTAATTGATGCTAAAGTAAATCGAACAGAGGTCTTGCGACATTTGGTAGAGATAACGAAATTAATTTCAAAGTCTTTAAAAGTAAAAGGCAAAAAGCTAGACGAAAAGAGACTAAGGGACGTTGCCATTATATCAGCCAACAACGATAAAACAGTTGGTGGAATTATTGCGGACGTTTACGAAAGCGTAGGCAAGGACGGAGTAGTCACTGTAGAAAAAAGTAAAACCTCATCTACATATTACGAAACCACTAAGGGGATAAAAATAAAGAGAGGGTATTCATCAGGCTTATTTATCAACGACCAAAAAAGAGATGAGTGTGTCTTTGAAGACACCTACGTATTAGTTTGTGATGGAGAGATAAGTAACATACTACAAATAGAAAATATATTAAAACCAATAATATCAGAAGGTAAGAAACTTTTGATTATAGCTCCGTGCTCTACAAACGTAATAAATACTTTGGCGGCTAACGTAGTAAAGAATGGTTTAAAGATTTGTAACATAGTCCCTCCGGATTTTGGATACAGACAACACGAGTTAATGCAAGACATTGCAATAAGCATAGGAGCAACCTACTTCAGCGAAAAGACAGGCGATGATTTGAGTTTGATTAGTTTCAACGATTTGGGTCATTGTTCCAAGGTGATAGTTGGACGTGACTCAACAGTCATCGTGAAAGATGAAGATTCTTCCAATGAAGAAGTTGAAGAAAGAGTTGCACAACTTCATGAGGCTTATGAAGAAGCCACAAAGAAACAAGATAAAGATTTTATAAACCAAAGGATAGCTTCGCTAACCGGAGGTATAGGTGTAGTATATGTTGGTGGTAATACAGACTTAGAACAAAAAGAATTGTTTGATAGAGTAGATGATGCGGTATGTGCAGTACGAAGCGCACTTGAAGAAGGTATACTTCCGGGCGGAGGACTAGCCTTATATAATCATGCCAAGTCTTGTGCGGTTCAAGAAAGCAGTGAGGAAAATTTTTCAAAAAAAATTGCGTATGCAATTTTATCTAAATCATTGTCAGCCCCAATGAATCAGATATTAATAAACGCAGGTTTAAAACTTGAGGAGATATACAAAAATAGCAAAGGTGCAAACTATGGGTATGATGTAAAAAATGAAAAGTACGGATACCTAATGACTCTTGGAGTAATAGACCCTGTTAAAGTAACAAGACAAGCTCTGCAAAATGCAGTGTCTGTTGCCGTAACGATACTATCAACTAATGCTATCGTGACAATGGCACGTAGCTATGAAGCATCATCAAAATGAGAAACCGAGAACATACAGATGGAATGAAAAAATTTATAGATAAAATATTTCCAAATAAATCTGAAAAAGAAAAATCTATATTAAAGAACGATAAATCTAAATTAAATAAAGATGGTAATAAGTAATCAAATATTTGAAGCGTATAGAAGTAAACAAAGAGAAATAGACGCAGCGCAAAAACTGCTAGAAGAAAATAACTGTATAGTTATTCAAAATCCAATAAAGGGGGAATTGTTTCATTCACACAAAATAAAAGACAGAGTGAAGCAACAGACTCACGCTATTAAATTATTATTGAGACAAGGCTATGCTATAAAGGACCTAGAAGGTAATTGGTTAATTAAAGGACAATATGAAAGCAATAGGGAAGAACATAGTAATTGAAAAAATAGAAGAACAGATTACAACTGAAAGCGGTCTGTTACTTTCTAATACTGATGCAAAAGCATTTAGGTATCAAAAAGGAAAAATAATACTTCCCGGTTCTGATGTAATTCATTTAAAAGAAAATGATATTATATACTACGACACGAGAAACTCATACACTCTTGTAATCAATGGAGAAATGGTTACTATTATTCAGGAGCGTGATGTCGTTGTTGTCGAATAAACTCATTCATATTCTTAATAGCTTCTCTATATCTTCTGTCAGTATAGGAAACATTTTTTAAAAACATTGGATTTTGAGAAGGAGAAGTAGGCATCTCTTCACCATTAAGTTTTTTATAAACCGAGGTCAAGAGTCTTACTGATTTATATGATAAAGAATATAATGCTTTTGTTTTACCTTTCCTTTTTCTGAACACCTCAACCCAACCATCTCTTAGTAGTTTATCAAATCTGTTTTCATCCCATGACAGGATTCTATCAAACTCTTGAAACTTGTCTTTAGAAAAATAAGGTTCTGATTTTAAGAAGAGCAACACGTCAAGTTCTGATTGACTAATTCCGTATTTCACTTTTACATATTGACGTATTACCCTCCAATACTTTAAATAGTCTGCGCTCAAATTATAGTAAATTTTATTTAGTAACTTTGTGTAAATATACAATATAAAATAATGAGCTACGTAAGTGACACTTTTAAAGCAAATGTAAAGAAAAGATTGGGTATGCCTAAACGACCAAGTTATAACAAACCTCCATCTAAATTAAAAGGTCCTAACTCAATGCTCAGAGGATTAGCAGTATTAAACCCTTCAATGGGACAATTCTCAAATTAAAAGAAATGGCAAAAGGTAGAGCAAAGAAAAAAGGTAATAAGATATGTCCTGCAGGGATTGCATGGGCTAAAAGAACCTTTGACAGATACCCATCAGCTTATGCAAATATGGCTGCAAGTAAATATTGTAAAGACCCTAACTATGCCAAAGGTTCAAAAAATAAAAAGAAATAAAGATGCCGGATAATTGTAAAACTGAATTAGGATTAGATAACAAAAGAAGTAGAGACTATACACTTAGTGAGCTACAAAATCTTAGAGCTTGTAGAAAAGAAAAAAAGACCAAAGTTAAAGAAGGCGTTAAGTCTTTATTCCAAGGAGCAAAGAAGAAAGTTAAAAAAGTTACTGAGGATGCAAAGGCAGTAATTAAAGGAGATAAAAAAATTAGTATTATAGATAAAAACAAACCATAATAATTATGGACGCAAAAAAATTAAAAGAAATTTCAAGTCAATTAAAAAAAGCATCTGCGATGCACAAAGGACAAGCTGCAAAAATAGATAGATTAATAAAGTCAATGTCAAAGAAAAAGAAATGAGTAAGTTGCACAGAAACAAGAGACCTAGAAAGGTTAAGAAAGTTAAGGTAAATAAAAAAACAGGAGTAGCATCATTGAACGGTGTTAATGTTTTGGATTTAACAAAAATGAAAAAATGAGCAAATTAAGTAAGAAGCAACGTATGATTGCAAGAGCAGCAATGCCGTTTCATAAAATTACTGCAGCAGATTTTAAAGTATTGAAAGAAGAAAAGAAAAGTAATAAATCTAAAATTTAAAATTATGCCAACAGTTAGTTATAGTTGTCCTGATACGGGCAAAAAAATGAAAAAAAGTTTTCCATACAATGCTATGGGTAAAGCTCAAGCGCACACGTTTGCAAAGACAATGGGTGGTTCTATGAAGAACAATCCCAATAAAGCAAAGACAGAATACGGATACTAATGGGTGAACTCAAAAAGTGGAGAGAACAGAAGTGGGTTCGAATAGGAACTGATGGTTCAATTCTTGGAGCTTGTGGAACAAGCAAGAATAAAAAGAACCCCGACCGTTGTTTGCCTTTAGCTAAAGCTAAATCCATGAGCAAGTCTGAAAGAGCCGCAACTGCAAGAAAGAAAAAAAGACAGGGTGGTAGTAAAAAACAATTTGTAAGCAATACAAATGCCGGAAGAGTTAGAAACGCATAGCAAAGAGTGGTACGTAAACCAATACAACCGTAATAGGGAATCTGATGATTGGATTACCGACTACAATGAGTTTTTGAGTTTGATGAATGTATTAAGTAAAAGATATGGCGGAAAAATCTAAAATGAAATGTAATGTTGTTGTTCGCAGCGACAGAGCGGGAAAAAAGAAAATGGTTAAAGCCTGTGAGGGCGGGAAAGAAAAACTAATTCACTTTGGAGCTAAAGGCTATGGACACAATTATTCTGCAGCCGCACGTAAATCTTTTAAGGCTAGACACAAATGTAGTACGGCAAAATCTAAGTTAACCGCACGATATTGGGCTTGTAAAAATTTATGGGCAGGTAAGGGTGGTTCAAAGAAGTCAAGTCCAAAAAATAGACAAGGAAAATATTAGTATCTTTGTAAAAAGTAAAAACAATAATTATGGCAATCCCAATCGGAACAAAGTTTCATGGAGTCGCACCGGATGTGGAAACAGAAAACCTCGGCTCTAAACAAGCAAATGCACAAAGAAACGTTTACACGTTTCCTACTGACTTCAATTTACCTCTTGCTTTTGCAGGAACAATGGTAAATGTAGGCGGGTTAGTTACAAACGTAGGTCCCCTTGGTGGAGACTCTGCAGATTTTGGAGCTGAAAAAGCTAGTGCAGGTGACCACGTAGGTTTTGTGATTGCAACTGTAGATATGGAAGTAATGTCAGTAGGTTGGCAATGGGCATCAAAAGTAGAGATAGGAGATGCTGCAGGTGCCACACCAAAAACTCTCAGCTTTAAACTATCCGTAGGAGACTTAGGAAAGAATATGACTGACCCAAGCAATTGGACCGACTATGAATTAAATACCTTGGTTCAAACTAATGGTATAGAGTTTCCCGGATTTATTGAAATTCCAAATAGTACAATATCAGTAAATAAAGGTCAAGCTATTGCATTTACTTGTATAACAAGTCAACAATTCAGTAATGCTTTTGAAGAAGCTAATGTAGTGTTGACAATGAAACAAGTTTAAGATGGCAATAATACCTAACGAACAAAAATTTCATACACTATTTCAAGATGTAGTAACTGAGAACTTAGGCTCTGAGAGCGCCAACTCACAACGTAGAATTTACACAATGCTTGACATTTGTGAAACCGTCACTGAATGTCAAGGTGGTCCACCACCGCCTCCAACTCCTCCCGTGTTTACTGAAGCTAAAATTACTTTGGTTCAGAATCTTGCAGGTCAAGATGCTTTTATATTAGACCACACGAATACCACATCTTTGTTTTTTCCGCAAACTGCAACCGCAGGAACAGGTAGTGCATTAGGACAATACACAATTAGTTTTGCTGCAGCAACTATGCCCGACGCAAGAAGAATTGCTATCTATGTAAACCCACAAGGAGAAAACCCCGGTAACTTTTTTATGGCAAGTGCTTATGCTAACGATGGTAATGATGAAATAATTGTAGGGTTAATGAAGGTACAAAACAATGGAGTGGGTAACGCAGCCACAATAGTGCCTGTTGAGATAGTTGATGCTTTAAATGATAGAATACATTTGACAATTCAAATACTTCCGGAGGTCTAAAAAAAATTGAAAAAAATATTACTATCTTTGTAGAAACGATTTGTAATGGCAAAACAACAAGACATTGAAATTAAAAAAGCCAACCAAGGCAAATTTACTGCGTGGGCTAAAAAAAATATGCCGGGCAAATCGGTATGCAGTGCTGCTTCAGCAGTAATGGCAAATAAAAAGAAGTATAAACCCGCTATAGTCAAACAAGCAAATTTTGCTAAAAACTTTGGCTGCAGCAAATAAATTAAAATTATGGGACAAGGTTATAATAGTAGGCTAGATGAGTCTTTAGGTGCAAAGAATGGCAAGAAAAGTCAATCAATGAAATCACGTAGAGATGAATCAAAAGGAATGGCTAAAGCAATGACAGGTCATGCATACAGTGGTAATCACTCTATGAAAGAAGACAAGCATTATCCAAAAAGTGTGCACGGTCATTTAGGGGGACTTATTAAAAAGTAAACCAATGGGTAAAGCATTAGTAAAGTTAGGTCTTTGGATACAAAAGACTTGGACAAAATTTTTGTGTAAATGGAATTGGGCAGTCTCAAAACTTATAGTAGAAGTAAGTGAATGTCCTGTTTCGCAATGTATGTGTAAAAAATGAAACTAAATCAGAAATCACGTGGGTTTGGAGATACGGTTGCTAAAGTCACACAATTAACAGGTATTAAATCTGTAGTAGATACAGTTTCGAAAAAAGTAGGGCGAGACTGTGGGTGTGGAAAAAGGCAGGATACCCTAAATAGAATTATACCCTACCAATAAAAAGTTATGGCATATCAAAAGTTACAACAGTTAAGAGCAATTGCGGTTATCCCAACTGATAGCGTAATTCCCATGCCCGGGAATAAAGTGGCTAGTGGAACAACGGCTGCAATTGGAGCATCTGTATTACTTGCACCCACAGGAACTACATTTTTAGGTAAAGTAACTGCAGGAGCAGTAGTATACAACACCACTACAAGTAAAGTTGCGAATGTTATTGGAATAGAAGATGATAAACTATTTATAGATGATAACATTTTCTTTGTAATAGGTGAAGATTTTATTGTTTATAACATTCAACCAAACATCGGTCCTGTACTATATGTAGGTGGAGCAGGTGACTTAGTGGTAGTTACGGCAGGAGGAGACTTAGTAAAATTAGAAGGAGTTCAAGCAGGAACAACTCTCCCAATAATGGTGGCTAAAGTTTTAAAAGATGACCCAATCTTGGGTGAAACAACTGCAACAAAAATTGTAGCTCTTTGGTAAAATGAAATATTGGACATCATCTACGACATTAATGATTGAAGATTTAGAAATAATATATGATATAGTAGAATGTCCTTCGAAGATTTAAAAATTTACGGTATTAACTCAAGTGTGTTTGCAATCTCTTTCACACAGATAGAAATGGCTTTGAAAATTATTCTGCTTATAGCTACTATTATTTATACAGTTCAAAAAATACACAAGAACTCTAAAGATAAAAAATAAAGTGGCAAAAATAAATCTAGCCACATACTCCTTCCGTCACAAAACCAAACGCCCCGGTGTTCATTCTAAGAACGCAAGTGTAAACCAAAAAGGTTACAAAAAAAAATACAGAGGTCAAGGGAGATGAGAAACATAAACAAACTTATAATTCATTGTTCAGCCACAAAAGAAGGTGACAATTCAGTTAATGCTAAAGTAATTGACCGTTGGCATAAGGCTAGAGGTTGGAAAGGTATTGGTTATCATTTTGTAATTTTAATTGATGGAACAATTGAGTTAGGAAGGATGATGGACGAGGTTGGAGCTCACGTAAAGAATATGAATCATTCTTCTATAGGGATTTGTTATATTGGTGGGGTGGAAAACAAAAGAGACGCAAAAGGTAAATGGATACCTAAAGACACTAGAAGTGCTGCACAAATTGCAACTATGCTAGAATTATTAAGATTATTAAAAAAAATATTTCCTGAAGCAACAATACACGGACACAATGAGTTTTCTCCGAAGGCTTGTCCGAGTTTTGATGTTCAAAGTGAATACGGTACATTATGAAAGAAATATTAAATAAATTATTTGGTAAAATAGGCGGAGGTATTGCTGAGAAACTTAGCGATATTATTGGTAAACACATTTACAGTAAAGAAGAAAAAGCCAAGTTTGAAAAAGAAATGACAGAACTTTTTATTCAAGCCGAGGCTGATATGCAACAAAACGTTACTGAGAGATGGCGAACAGACATGACTTCAGATTCTTGGCTTTCGAAAAACGTTAGACCAATGGTGCTTATATTTTTAATTGTGTGCACTATGCTTTTAATATTTATAGAAGCCGGTTCAATTAAGTTTGAAGTCAAAGAAGAATGGATTTCTCTTTTGCAGTTAATTCTTGCAACAGTCATTGCTTCATATTTTGGAGGAAGGTCTTGGGAAAAAATTAAAAATAAAAAATAGTATCTTTGTATAAATTAAATTAAGTAAAATGGCAGAAAACGTAATATTAGAAAAAGAAGAATTAGAAAAGCTACAAATTGCTACTGATTCATTAAACAAACTAAAGCTCTCGTTAGGTGAGTTAGAAATTCAAAAACTCGATTTATTTGGTAAAGTCAATGCACTTACTCAAGAGTTTTCGAAAATGGAACAATCTCTTATAGAAAAATATGGGAAAGATTCCGTTATAAACATCAAAACGGGAGAAGTTAAAAAGAAATAAAATGGCAAAAATATCTTCCTATGCAATTGACGCAACTCCAACTTTAGCAGATAAAGTTATTGGGACTGACGTAAACGATTCTAACATAACCAAGAATTATACATTAGGGGATATTATTTCATTAGTACCACCAATTCCAAGTATAGTAACAGATTTGTTTGTTCCAATATCTAATGGAGTTGACTATGTGGATTCTATAATCACACAAGATTCTACTATCCTACCCGAAACAATTAATGTTGGTGGTCGAATAGGAATTACCGGAACAGGTGAATCAGTATTCATTGGTAAAGATGCAGGAATTGTATCTGACGTAGTAGTTCCTCAACAGAATATCGGTATTGGAGATGAATCTTTAAAATCTTTTATTGCAGGTATAAACCCAACCACCGGTCAGGGAGAACCCGGTGTAAATATAGCCATAGGTTTTGGTTCTTTAGCTAAGACAACAACAGGAACAAATAATGTTGGAATAGGAGTTGATTCCTTAAAAGAAAATACAGAAGGATTCAATAATGTTGCTATATCCAAAAATGCATTAGGTTCGTCAGTTAATCCATCCACGCAAGGAATAACCTTTAACCAAGGAAGTATAGGTATAGGTTTTTCCGCAGGTAATCCCAATGCCAATTCTTCACTACCTGCAGGTCATAACTTTGATACCATCGTAGGTCATCAAGCAATGGCAGATATATTTTATTTACCGGGGTCGACTACTACTCAAAATACCGTGTTAGGTATGAGGGCGTTGAGAAGCGTTGGGGTACAAGGATATGGGTCGTCTATAAGCGAGAATGTTGTTATTGGAGCTGCTGCGGGGTTAGGAATAAAAGCAGGTCCCTTTTCGCAAACTCCCGGAGTAGGAGACCAAAATAATGTTGCCGTGGACACAAATGTATTCATTGGTAAAAATGCAGGAAATAATTTTAGAGGAAAGCCCGGATTTCCTATAAGTAAAAATATTATAATTGGTGCAGCAAGTAATAATCAAAAATATGTTACAGCCGGAAATGTCGTTATAAGCACAGGCGGAACAGATAATGGTTTAGGTAGTTCTGCTGATGATGGTACTGTATCTTCAAACTTTTTAGTAGGAAGTAGAACGTCATTATTTAGCAATAGTAATATTGTATTAAACCCAAATACATACGGACCTAATACCAATAGAAATGTTATTGGAACCGCTAACATGACAAACATGAATGTAGATGCGGTTAAAAATAATATAATATTAGGAGATAAACTAAGCAGTATAACAAACGATTATTCAGGCAATACATTATTGTCCGAAACCACGGCAGTTTCTGCAGCAGAGGTTGGTAAAATTACCGGTAGTTTAATTGTAAACTCAGCTAATACAACGATGCTGAGTAACAATGGAGGTACGATGGATGGTAATGTTATTATCAATGGTGATAGCAATGCTATCACGGCATCTAATAACAGTAATAACAATGACAACAACTATATTCTAGGCAGCAACAATGTATCTTTATTTGATACGCAAGATAACTTTGTTTTTGCCACAACACCAAGTTCCGTTTATCAACTAAACAGTATTCGAAACAACTTCTTATGGGGTGTTGCAGTTGGTACTGTTTCGGCATCTATTACTGATGGTTCCGATGAAAACTTTTTATTCAACACCCCTTCAATTAGCTTGACAGGAAATGGCAATACAGTATTTGGAGGAGCAGGTACAATATCAGGTGATGGGAATGTTATACTGAATGGTGGAGGACATTCGATTACAGGAACTAGAAACGTAGTATTTGGACAAAATAGTCAAGTTATTAACGGAACTCAAAGAGCATTTGTTAGTGGCTTTGGTAATAAATTGGGTACTGTCGCTGCTTCCAACAATTCATTCATAACGGGTAACAATAATAAAATAGTATCACAGGCAAACAATTCTATTCTTGGAAGCAACCTCGTAATAGAAAATTCAGGTAACACTGTTGTAGTGGGACAAAACAATGACGAAACCGTTTTTGGAACTCAAGGTAAGGGTAGTTTCCAAGTAGGTGTTGGTAATTCTTCAACTAACAGAAAAAATGCTTTGCACGTATCAAGAGTTTCCGGTCCATTGTTTAGTGTTATTTATTTGGACCAATTAGTAAACGGTAGTTTCAACCATCCCGATGATACGGCAGCAGCAGCATCAGGTATAGGATTCGGAGGATTATATCACACTGACGGTGTTGTTAAAATAAACATAACACCGTAATTTAATTTTAATTAAATGGACATAAGAAAAATTTCTATAGGTCCTGATTATAAATCAGGAGCCATGCACTACATAGTAGGACAGTCCGTTTTAAATGGCTCTTACAAAATTCATCTTATTAAATACTACGAAGATTCTGATTCATACAAAATATGGATTGAAGAAGATAGTGGAGCTATAGTCTGTTGGAAGGAGTTTACTTCCACTGTTCCTGTGTCCGTAGAATTTAATATAAACTTTTGATGAAATCTATATATCAATTTATAGTTGAACCCCTAAATAAAAATCGTTATAACAACACTAAAGAAATAGAAGGTGTTGATTTAATTATAAGCACTTCAGAAGAAGATGCATCCGCATCTAATAGAGAAGCGATTGTTTTAGAAACACCCATTAATTACTGTGGACCTATTGAAAAGGGTGACACCCTTTTGGTTCATCACAATGTATTTAAGTTTTACAATGACATGAGAGGTCGGCGCAGAAGTGGTCGTAGTTTTTTTAGAGATGATATATTCTTTGTTGATTCCGAACAATTCTATGCGTTTAAAAAAAATAACAAATGGTATGGATATGATAGGTATTGTTTTGTAAAACCTATCCCAACAGAAGAAAGTTATATCTATAAACCATTTAGTAATGAACCATTAATGGCAGAAATGGCAATATTAAATGAAACCCTAAAAAACGAAGGGGTAAAAGTAGGGGATAAGATTTGTTATAAACCGAAACAAGAATATGAGTTTAATATAGATGGCGAAAAACTTTGGAGAATGTACGACCATTCAATAACTTTAGTATTATGAGTAAAGAAATTAAGTATGTTAAGTTAAAAATAATAGAGGCAGGTCATCAGGCGGTAGAACAACTTATAAAGGTTGCAAAAGAAAAGATAATCAAACCTGACCCTGAAGATGATTTAGCCGCAGATAGATTAAAAAATGCTGCAGCCACAAAGAAACTTTGCATCTTTGATGCTTTTGACATTTTAAAAAAGATTGAAGAAGAAAAAGAAAATATAGAATTAGGTGAGGGGAATAATGTAGAAACAAAACAAGGGTTTGCTGAAAGAAGGTCAAAATAGCGTTTTATATAAAGTTCTTATTGATTACGTACCAAAAAATGTAATCACCAATAAAAACCGAAACAGGTCTTGGGTATATGGATATAACTCTAAATATGATGTTATAGTTATATCAAAGACCGGTCAAATAGGAGATATTATTAAAATTAATAATTTAACTATTGCATTACCTCTTGCCCCCAAAAAGTGTCTTCAAAGACACAAAAGCAAAGAAGAACAATATTGGGAGCGAAAAGAATTACCCAAGAGTTTGAATAGAATTAACTCTATTTTTCAATGGAATGAAATGCCAAAAACATTTAAAAATCTTTGGGTTGATTATATTGAAAAGGAGTTTGATTATAGAGAGCAGGGGTATTGGTTTAAAAATTACGGTACACCTACATACATTACGGGAGCTCATTATATGTATTTACAATGGACCCAAATAGATGTTGGGTATCCTGACTACCGAGAAGCTAATAGATTGTTGTATATTTTTTGGGAAGCGTGTAAAGCTGACAAAAGAAGTTTTGGAATGATTTATTTAAAAATTAGACGTTCAGGTTTTTCTTTTATGTCTTCATCTGAATGTGTGCATACCGGAACGTTAGCTAAAGATTCAAGAGTAGGTATATTATCTAAAACAGGTTCAGATGCTAAAAAAATGTTTACTGATAAAGTGGTACCAATAAATAGTAGATTACCTTTCTTTTTCAGACCTATTATGGATGGTATGGATAAGCCGAAAACAGAATTAGCATATAGAGTTCCTGCAGCAAAGATTACAAAAAAGAATATGTATGACATTGAGCAAGATGAAATACAAGGCTTAGATACAACTATTGATTGGAAAAACACAGATGACAACTCTTATGATGGAGAAAAACTTTTATTGTTAGTACACGATGAAAGTGGAAAGTGGTTGAAACCAAATAATATATTAAACAATTGGAGGGTAACAAAAACTTGTTTAAGATTAGGTAGTAAAGTCATAGGAAAATGTATGATGGGTTCTACATCGAATGCATTAAATAAAGGTGGAAATAATTTCAAACAACTTTATTACGATTCAGATGTAACACAACGAAACGCAAACGGTCAAACAAAAACCGGGCTTTATAGTTTGTTCATACCAATGGAGTGGAATATGGAAGGGTTCATTGATAGATATGGAAACCCCGTCTTTACAACCAATTCAATAGTAAGAGGCATAGATGAAGAGGACATACAAATGGGCGCTATTGATTATTGGGAGAATGAAGTAGAGTCTTTAAAAAAAGACCCCGACGCATTAAACGAATATTATAGACAATTTCCAAGAACTGAATCACACGCTTTCCGTGATGAAAGTAAACAATCTCTTTTTAATCTTACTCGACTGTATCAACAAATTGATTATAATGATTCAATGTTATCTGAGCATTATATAACACAGGGAAGTTTTTCTTGGAAGAATGGTATAAAAGATTCTAAGGTCACATTTTCTCCTGATAAAAGGGGTAGGTTTAAGATTACATGGGTTCCCAACTTAAATATTCAAAATAATGTAATTAAAAAAAATGGAATATTTCATCCCGGCAATGAACACATTGGAGCTTTTGGTTGTGACTCGTATGATATAAGCGGAACGGTTGGAGGTGTGGGGTCGAACGGAGCTTTGCATGGACTTACTAAATTTAGTATGGAAGAGGCACCGGCAAATGAATTTTTCTTGGAATATATAGCTAGACCACAAACCGCAGAGATTTTTTTCGAAGATGTTTTAATGGCTTGTGTGTTTTTTGGTATGCCAATTCTTATTGAAAACAATAAGCCTCGTTTGCTTTATCATTTTAAAAACAGAGGATATAGAGGATTTTGTATGAATAGACCTGATAAGAAATTCATCAAACTATCTAAAACAGAAAAAGAGTTGGGTGGGATACCAAACTCAAGTGAAGATGTAAAACAAGCTCACGCTGCTGCCATTGAATCTTACATAGAAAATTTTGTAGGAATGCAAGATTCAGGAGATATGGGTCAAATGTATTTTAATAGAACTTTAGAGGATTGGGCAAGGTTTGATATAAGTAATAGAACTAAGTTTGATGCATCAATAAGTTCGGGACTAGCCATTATGGCTTGTCAAAAACACCTTTATCAACCTGAACGAAAAGAGTCAAGAATTATGATTAACTTTGCAAGGTATAGCAACAAAGGCAATATAAGTCAAATTATTAGATGAAAGATGTAAAGATAAATATTTCATCTGCAGGTTTCCCAAGTCAATTCGTTTCGGATGCAGAAAAAGCAACAGATGAATACGGATTGATGATAGGACAAGCCATTCAATATGAATGGTTTCGTAAAGATGGAAATGGGTGCAGATTCTATGACCAATGGAGAGAGTTCCATCGGTTGAAGTTATACGCAAGGGGTGAACAGTCTATTAGAAAATATAAGA